GCCATAGACGCAGCAGCCCGCACGATGGCTTTTCTGGTGGCTGCCTCTGCGCCTCCATCGACGTGCAGGTGGATAAGCAGCACCTCGAAGTACTCGTTGAGTATCCTGGTAGCTCCGGCATCAATGTCGATCTGAACGACCATTCCAAGCCTCACGGCAAGCCTGAGAGCTTCGCCGCTTTCAGCGAGTGGATTCCATCGAAAGCCGGTCAGCATGTTGTGGTGGTCATACGGCACATTGAAGTAGTAACGGTCTTGGATGAAGTCGGTATCTTTCTCCCAAGACCCAACAATCCCCGCCGCCCGCGCAGCGCGCTCAAGCAGTTCACGGTCTGTCATTTGAGTTCCACTCCATTCTTTGCCGCGAGCTCGGATTGCCCAACCTTCAAGCCTTTGTCAAATGCATCCATCAGGCTCATTCTGCCGCCAGCCAGCGCGGAAGGCCCCATGTGCTCTATGACAAGCGTTCCTTCTTCAAACTCACTAAGTTTCTGTAGCTGCGCCGGCTCATTTGGTGGCGATGTGTAGAGCGCCCGAAGCTCTTTAATCTTCTCGATGCACTCATCTTTTGTCAGTGCATACGGGTTGCTGTTCAGGTGCTGGATCACGTAGGTGAACGGATCGGCAAACGGCTGCGCGGTCTGCTCGACTTGAGCTTCCTTCAGCGTTGGTTCCTTGACGTCTCTTGCGTGGCAGTACGCCACTTTCTCAGACTGCTCGACTTGAGCCTCAAGGGCTGCGATGCGCGCTAGTAGTGGGTTGGTGGCTGCGAACCATGCCTGTCTAGCAACGTACTTGTCCAGTGGCCCGCGTTCCATTGCTGGCTTGAACTTCGTGTCATACCAGTTGTTGAACTCGATTTCTTGGGGTCCAGGGGTAAAAGCCATGTTCACTCCTTCTGTTGGTTGCAGCACACATCGCCAACACGGCGCGGGCAGTTTGTCCACTCGCACTCGCTCGCCTGCAATGGCTGCGCCACTGGTTGCGGCTGGGGTGCTGCTGCGAGCATGGCGCGGTAGCAACCAGGCAACCAAGCGCTTGACACCATCGCTTCCAGCATCTCTTTCGTCGGCTCAACCGGAACCAGCTTCCACCCAGCAGCCGCCGCTGGCGTGTTGGCTTCGATAGCCGCGCGGGCGTAGGCTTGCATCTGGCTGTTTGAATAACAATCAAAGAATGCGGTGTCGTCTCCGTCGTAGCTCATTTGCTGGCCCTGCCTTCTCGCAGGCGCTGGCAATGGTGGCAGGTTGTCGATCATGGTGTTTCCTTCATTGCTTCTGCGAGGCCGTCTATGTACGCCTCGGCCTGCTCAGCCGTCTCAAACTCAACGGTTACGGTGTGCTCTGTTTTGCTGCTCACATAGGCGCTTCCGCAGTACCCAGAAGGCACGACGATATTGGCGATGGCTGCGCTGGCGTAGGCTTGCATCTGATCGGCTGTGTAGCCATAAATCAAATACGGTGGCAGCGGCGTCTCATCGCTCCGAAGCTGTCGGATGATCTTCGGTGCTGGAAGTGGCGGTAGTGTCTTGCTCATGGTGCAGACAGGCGATCGCGCTGCTTTAACGCGGCAACAAACATCACGTTGTCCATTTCAAGATCAGACGTGCTGATGCCATCGCAAGCGTTCCAGCAGGCCACAAGGCGGCGGGCGTTGGCTTCCTGCTCCTCTGATCCGCCATCCGGACCGACACAGGCCATAAAAACCTGCGGCTGTGCTGATCCGTTCACGTAGTGCTGCAACGGACCTCCAACGATCACCCCGTTGCGGGACAGGCCAAGTCGGCCTTGCGTGTGTTTCTCGCTCATCTTCATTCCCTCGTATACCCGGTGCTCGCGCTGGTAGCGCTCTAGAAGGGTTTCGTTGTGGTGGGTTAGCATTACCGGATGGTCAGTCGATCACGGCGAACAATTCGAGCGCCTGCAATCGGATGGCCAGCAAGAATCGCCGCTTTGATCTTCGACTTGCTTGGAGCTGGAGGCTTCGGATCGTTGAAAAGCTCAGGCGGGAATTCCGCGCCATCCTCAAGCTCCACCGATTCGTCACGGTCTGGATACAGCGTTGCCGAAACCAGACCATCAACTGACAGTTTGTTGATCCCGGTTGCCTTCATGCACTCAGCAAGATAGCCCTTGAACCGATCAAGCCGCGCCTTGCGTGCTGCGACACGCTCAGACATGGTTTTGAGCATCGATTCAGCAGCGGCAATACCTGCGGCTTCCTCAACGGAATAAGCGACACAGGCGCCGCCCTTGCGCTCGAAAAGCTCGCGGCTTTCGCTGTAGGCGTCGGTGTACTCGCCGGTTTCAGGATCAACCGTGGCTAGGGCTTCGCGCACGGATTGCGCGGCATCGAATAGTGTGATGTTCATGATTTTTCCGATCGCCAAGGCACGTCATCATCCATATCCGCAAAACCACCGGAAGGCGCGGCGGCGGGTTTCTTCGCAGACGGTGCAGCTTGTCTCGGCGCAGGCTGTTGCTGTTGGTCTTTTGGCTTCACAGCAAGGCTCATGAACTTGCCTTTCTGACCGCTCTTGATCCAAGCAGACAGCCAAAACTCTTGCCCGTTCACGTTGACCGACCCGTTGTAATCAGGGTGCTTATCTGTTTCCTTGCGGTCATTCTTGAAAAGCACACCGGAATTTGTGTTGTCGTAGCTCATGCGGCTTCCTTTGGTTTGTTGAGTTCTCGGTAACGGGAGTTCTTGGCCTTGGTGACGGCCTCATGGTGTTCGGATGGGAGTTGAAGGATTGCGGCTTCAAAGTTCGACCGCAATAGTTCAAGTGAGCGCGAGTTGCTGACGCCTCGCAGGATGGCTTGAACGTCTATCTTTTCAGCACCGGGACTCGAATCAATCGCGTCGTGCTCGACAATCTCAAGCGCTGCAACCCACAAATACCGGCGCAAATACGTCTGCACGGCACCGAGGTTCTGAACCTCGTGACAAGCCTTGAGCTTTGCCGTTGACATGGGCGATGTGATGACAAACTGCGAACCGTCTTCAAGGTCTGTCAGCGTCATGCTCGCCAGTTCAACGCCAAACGACACAACGCCGGACAGCTTGAGTTGCTCGAAGATTTGAAGCGCAGGGATCAGGAAATCCCCAAGCTCGAAATAGTCGTAATCGGAAAACGAGTTGTGACCCGTCTTCTTGATCTGCTGCGCGTGGAACAGCTTGCGTGCTTCATTCAGTTTGTTCAGGACCATGATTGGCTTTCAAGTAGTGGATCGGCCATCGCTTCACGCTTGGTCGTGTCCTGGCGGTGTTCAGGCGGATAGGCGAAACCCAGCCGTTCGCAGAGTTCTCGCATGAGGTTGTCGGCTGTCTCGCTTTCCTGACCCATAGCGAATAGATCGGATTCGGTGATGGTCATGACGATCACCGCACAGAAGCCAAAAGCACAGCTAGAAACACCATCTCAAGTGCAACCACTAGCGCAACAATCTTGAGCCATTTAGCCAAACTCATCACTGACGGAATCGGATCGATCATTTCAATAGGCAGATCACACTGCAATTGCGAGTCAAGAAACTTCTCGTCAATTACCGGCAGATTCAGCACAGCGGCCTTCAGCTTGCACGGCCCGGTGCAATCCACCTTAGCTCCGCAATGTCCGAAGCCGCAATCTATCAGCGGGGCTCTCAGGATTCGTGATGCGCTCAATGCGCCTTCGCTTGTGTTCATGCTTTACCTTTCAATGAATCTCGCTGGTCGTAAAGCTCCAGCAGCTTGATGATGATTTCCGGCACATCAGGGTGGCTCGGGTCGATCTGCGTCAAAGCGAGCTCGTACCACCAGATGCGGGCGCGGATTAGTTGCTCTCGGAAGAGGTTGGCTAGTTGCATCACGCCCCCGGAAGTTTGATAAACCACATCGCCAGCGAAGCCAGCGCACAACACACCATCACGAAGTAATCGGCGCGGGTCATGACTTTCTCCCGGTTGCTTTTTCGATGGCATCGCGTGCTGCATTCACCGCGAACCATTGGCGTGTGTTCGGGTAGTCGGTGAACTCGCCTTCTTTCAGCAGGTTGCGCAGCGCCTCCAGCAGATCAGGCGCTGCGGCAATCAGGCGCGCGTCCGCTTCCTCGTCGCCGGACGGGTCTCCGTCCCGGTAGTTCCCGCCTGGGTAGTCGCTCTGCAGCCCAATGACGTAGTTCGCGCAGCGCGCCACGGTCGTGATGCGCGGCAACTCGGTGATGTTCTGGCCGTATTCCAGCGCGTAGGCCCAAGGCCCCGGAGTGTGCTGCGCGTTCATTCGTCCACCTCGACGTTATGTTCGGCAAATTTCAAAGCAGCGCGGTGCACAAGAGCGCGAGCCGCAATGGAAACAGCCTTGTCGTCGCTTTTCATGGCCAGAGAAAGCAGCTTGACAACATCGGACAGGCTCGGTCCGTTGGTATAGTCAAGCGCGTCCTGCAGGCTCTCGGCCACAGTGCAAGCGCGGCGCGGTGCGCGCTCATCGCTGTAGGTCATACCCAGCTCGCGGGCCTTGCTGTAGTCGGTCACGGTGCCGGCCCATGCAGGAGTCGCGTCAGGGTCGCCCAGCTCAATGGCTCTGGAGAAGTCGAAAGCCATGTCGGACTCCAGCTTCGCCCTGTGCTCCTGCGCGGTTTCGCGCATGTACTCGTCCAGCATTCGGCGGGACTCGTGGGATTCGGTTACACATATGGACATTTGATTTCTCCATGTGGAAATAAAAAGCCAGCCACTGTTTCCAGTGCTGGCGAAAAGCCCCGTAGGGCTCAGGGAGGTGGATTGACAGCCAACAGCTTGCTTAAAGCGGCATGGTTGACATTGGGACGGCGGCGCTGACCCGCCTATCTGGTGGCCGTCAGTAGAGTGCTTTGCAGGCTACTTTCACAATTTTTCGAGCTGCATTCCATAGGCCTGTATTCCAGCGCCGTCACAGGTCTGTCTGCCGCGCACACCTCGTAAGGCTGCGTGATTCAGTCATGTGCAAAGAACTCTACTGACGGCACTGCGTTTGCAGTACCTGGGTGGCACTAGATGGTGCACCCTTTGTGGTATTTCCTTTTGGCTTCTATGTATGCATTGTGGGCATCCTCTGCATTCATAAATGACCCGAGATACTTGCTGTTGCCATGCGCATGTACGGTGGCAAAAAATCTATTCCCAGACTTGCTAACACCAAGAACACCGATGGCGTTTGTTGCCTTCGCGCGCCTTAGATTTTCTTGGTTTGTTGAACGATCTACATCCCTTAGGTTGACAATTCGATCATCGGAACTGTCTCCGTTGATGTGGTCAATCTCTCTTGTTGGCCATACTCCAAAATGGATTGCCCATGCGACTCGATAGGCATACATTTTTGTTGACTTGTATGTGACTCTATTTCTGCCTTGTAATTTTGCAAAAAATGAAGCTCGCTTCTCAACTCCACCCTTCATCTTTCTGTACACAATCCCAGTTTCAGGGTCATATCTAAATGCCGATCTAATTTCTTCTGCGCTAAACATTCTTTACCTCCATAAGCAAGCCGTTTGGCTTGCTTATGACGACTCGCTAGAGTCGGTGATGGCATATTCCGGTATAGCCGGTTCCACCGATGAGAGTGATTGAAGGTGGCGGCCTGACGCAACCCAGGCGATGCAGCAAAAACAGTTTCCCGACTCGACGGGCATAGGTTGAAAGCTACTGCTCTCCTATTCCCTGTTTGCTGGTGTGGTCCCGATTTACAACACCGCACCACCTTCAATCACTCTCACTTCACGGTCTTTCGCCGTGGCGCGTTGCATTCGTAAACCTCCTGCATTCGCGTACTGCTCGCCCGGCACCCACCAGGCTGTGCTTTCTGATCTTGGGAACTACCCTCACGCCAGCTTCCGGTGGTGGCGTACCGCTCGCGTTGGGGCTTGCCCTTTGCTGCTCCTAGTTGTTCTAGGCATGGGTGTTAGTATAGCCGTGGCTATGAAGCTGTAGCTATAAATCAGGGCTAAAACGTTTGTATCGGCACATAGCCTCCGCTAGTTTTTAGCTATCGTCATTGGCGGCGTGCTGGAGTAGCATCAACAACCGTTGTTGTGGAGGTTTTATGAAGACGCTTTTTGGACTTGCCCTGGCAGCCGCCACTCTTTGCGCTCAGGCTGCGCCATGGACTCAAGGCGAGTCGGTGGACAAGATGACTGGCGATGTGGTGAAGTTCGCGACTCTCAAAAGCGACAACCAGGTCAAGCTAAAGCCGCCATATGCCGGAAAGAACAACGGCTGGCTACAGATCGTGGCCTTGCCAAGCGGCGACTATGCGGCCTCTGTGTCGCTGGATAAGGGGCAGTGGCTGTGCGGGCGTGAGTGTGAGATTCTTGTCCGCTTTGATGGCGGCCAGCCGATGCTGTTCAAGGCGTCATCGCCAATGGATATGTCATCGAACCGGGTGAGCTTCAGCAGGGGAAGCCTGTTCCATGCATGGATGGTGAAGTCAAAGACCGTTTTTGTTCAGGCCTTGATGTACCAAGATGGCGCTCAGGTCTTGGAGTTCTCTGTAAGCGCTCCGCCTTCTCTTGATTAGCTCGGGACATAGTTCTGCCAAGGGTGAGATAGAGTCTCATCCCCTCCCATCATCTAGACATTGCATCTAGAGACCAGAGCACCATAGCGGCAACGATTCATTCGTCAGCGGTCTTGTATCACCATGTTCCACTGACTTATCCGGTCCCTCGTTGACAGGCCGGACGCCAAAAACCGGGGGTGTATCCGGTGGCGGTGTTTCTTGAGTGCAGCCCATGCAGGCCCATCAGCTAACGCGCTCTGACGGTTTCCGTGTGGCAAAGAAAAACCGCTTACTACTGCGCCTGGGTGGAAACCCCTTTTTATCGGGGCCAGACGCATGAGTAAGCGGTTTCGGTGACATTGCTTTCCACGGCAACGGTGCTGATTCTACAGCTACCGCTATTGCCATGCAAGCTACAGCTAAGTTTTCGTCAATTTTCGAGTGCGGACACCTGTGGAAAAGGGTTTACATGGCTTGCTGGAGACTTCGCTGTGAGAGCTAGTCCGCGCGCATCCCTGAGTAGCTTTTCCTTGTCTTCTGATGACAGCGCTCGGAAGATGGCCTGTATTTCGGCGAGCATCATCGACGCTTCGTGATCCTGGCTGTTTTCTGCACCAGTCAGTATGTAACCCGTTGTCGTGTTCAGCTCGCGTGCCAGGGCGTCAAGCACGTAGCCCTTGATCGACTTCGTGTTGTTGCTCTCTATGTTGTAGAGCGATGGCTGTTTGATGCCTACCCGTCGCGCAAGCTCGGACTGATTGATGCGCTTCGACTCACGAAGAGCTTTGACCCGACCGCCGATAGTGTCCATGCATTGATTGTTGCGCATCGCTAGAAAAGAATCATAGCGACAGCTAAGACTCTCCCTCCTTTTGAGTAATAGCCACGGCTATACTCATGCCATGCGAACACAAGAAGTTATCGAGTTCTTCGGGACTCAATCCGAAGCCGCCCGCAGGCTGGGCATCAAGCAACCGTCCGTAGCGGCGTGGGATGACTACCCGCCAGCCGACCGGCAAATGCAGATCCAAGCGGTCACTGGCGGCGCTCTTCGTGCCGAGCCTGATGCCGTTGACAAATTCCTTGGCGTCAAGAGCGCCTGAATGTTTTCCGCCCACCACCCGCTGGCATCCGACTGCTGGCAGACCCAACGCCAGACGCAGTGCTCTCCCCGCTGCGCAGCTAAGGCAGGTTCTGTCGTGGTGGGCGTTTTTTATTCGCATGGTGCCATCGTCGTTCAGCAGAACGGCGCGCGCATCTCTCCAACGAATGATGAGGATTCATACAGCATGACCTACTGGCCAGGCACCAACACGCCCAAGTCCCTGAACAACGCCTTCACGCAGCGCCCCGCATCGGTGTTCGCTGCTGACAAGGCAGAGCAGGCAAAAGCAACTCTGGCCCGCAAAGGGTCGCACTACGGTCAGGCAACCGGCGCAGTCGGCCACGGTGCAGCCGTCATGCCTACGCTGTCCAAGAGGGCTCAGAAGCTGCTCAAGGCCACGCCGTTTTCTGAGCCGATTGCGCCCAGCAAGTCGCTGGCTTACCGGGCGAAGAAATCATGAGGTTTCTGTCCGTTTGTTCAGGCATCGAGGCCGCAAGTTCCGCATGGACGCCGCTCGGCTGGAAGGCCGTTGCGTTCAGCGAAATCGAACCGTTCCCCAGCGCAGTTCTGGCCCACCACTACCCCGATGTTCCGAACCACGGCGACATGACCAAATTCAAAGACTGGCCCGACCATGCAATTGACCTTCTTTGCGGAGGAACACCATGCCAATCATTCAGCGTCGCAGGACTCCGAAAAGGACTGGATGACCCTCGTGGCAACCTCATGCTTACCTACGGTGCCATTGCTGCAAAGTATCGGCCCAAGTGGTTGGTTTGGGAGAACGTCCCAGGCGTCCTGTCCAGCAATGGAGGACGGGATTTTGGAACCTTCCTCGGGATGCTGGGCCAACTCGGGTATGGGTTCGCCTACCGGGTTTTGGACGCTCAGTACTTTGGAGTGGCCCAGCGACGCCGCCGTGTGTTCGTTGTCGGATGTCTTGGAGACTGGCGCAGTGCCGCAGCGGTTCTTTTTGAGCGCCACAGCCTGCAAGGGCATCCTGCGCCGAGCCGAGAAGCGCGGAAAGTCGCTCCCACCATCCCTAGCCGCAGCACTGCAGGCGGTGGCCTTGGAACCGACTTCGACTGTGACGGCGGATTGATTGCAAAACGCTGGCCGGCAGAAATCAGCAGCACGCTAGACACGACCTTTGGAGCAAAGCAAGGCCTTGAAGACCAGCATGTGAACGCCGGATGCCCGTTGTTTGTTCCGGTTCCGTTCGACACCACCCAGATCACCAGCGCAGCGAACTACAGCAACCCAAAGGCTGGCGACCCGTGCCACCCGCTGGCCGCTGGAATGCATGCGCCTGCGATTGCTTTCCCGGGCCGCATGAGCGCAACGCAGTGCGCCAGCTCGGAAGAGCTTAGCCCGTCGCTTTGCGCCGTGAACCCTACAGCCGTTGCGTTCAACATGCACAAGAGCGGCAATGACGCCAGCAGCATGGGTATCAGCGAAGAAAGGACGGACTGCTTGCGGGCTTTCGAGAAGGCTCCGTTTGCCGTGCAGCCGAAGGCTGGAACGATGGTCCGCCGCCTTACGCCCGAGGAATGCGAAAAACTCCAAGGATTTTTGCCAGGACACACGCTGATCCCATGGCGAAAGAAGCCAGCCATCGAGTGCCCAGATGGGCCAAGGTATAAAAGTTTGGGTAATAGCTGGGCTGTCCCGGTGGCTGCGTGGATTGGGCGCCGAATCGAGGCCATCGACTCCGCATATTTCATGAAGGAGGCGGCATGAGTACTACCACCAGGGCACGCCGCCGCGACCCGCAAACATCCCACACAGCCGCACGCAATGCCACGTTCTTCGCTGACAGCCACAAGGGCCGAATCATGGCCGCGCTGAAAGAAGGCCCGCGCAGCTCGCACGGTCTGGCCGTCATGGCTGGCCTTACGGTGGTTCAAACGGACAGGCGATTGCCAGAGCTGCAAATCGCCGGACTTGCTGATGTGTTGAAAGACGCGCGCGGAAATGACGTGATCGTCGGCGGGTACAGAGTTTGGGTGGCTGTGTGAAGCACTACCCGCACCACATCGGCGATTCAACCGTTCGCAAGCACGGATGGAATACCTACGACTACTTGAGTGGGTTGCGCGGCCTGCCCAATATCGCATGTTGCTACGCGGTGTATTTCGATGGGAGTCTGCGCTACATCGGCTCAACAAACGATCTTCGAAATCGTTTTTCTGGGCACGCCTTCCGGCACTCATATGCCAAGTCATTCATTACTCCATGGGGAGAGTTTGATCTTCCACTGAGCATCACCATCAAGTACAGCGCGTCTCGCCGCTACGGAGATTGGCTGATGCGTGAGGCCCGCTTGATTCGACGCTTGAAGCCAGTGTTCAACAAGAAGCTAAAGGGTAGGGCTGCTTGATGTATCACTACCAGAAAAACATAGGCGACTACAGGAGTGCAACCATGCACCTGAGTTTGCTTGAGCATGGCGTTTACAACCAACTTTTGGATTGGTACTACCTAGACGAGCAGCCGCTTCCAAAAGATAGCCGGACCCTTTTTCGTCGGTTATCAGCACGAACCGAGACGGAGCAACAAGCAGTGCTTGATGTGCTTTCAGAGATGTTCGTTCAGTCCGAGTCGGGCTGGATGCACAAGCGCGTTGAGCGGGAAATCACCCAGTACAAAGCCAAGGCAGAGCAGGCAAGAGCAGCTGGAAAGCTTGGCGGTAGGCCCTCTAAAAAGGGTGTTGGTTCTACAGATAACCGTGACGGTTTTCAAAAAGAACCGGACGCAAAGCCAACCGCTAACCGCGAACCATCAACCAATCAACCAATCAACCAAGAAGAGGGGAAAGCGCCGCGCAAGCGCAGCACGCCAACCCCGGCGATTGGCAAGCCTGATGACGTTGACAAACAGACCTGGGCTGACTGGCTGCAGCACCGCAAGGCCAAGCGAGCCACCGTGACTGAAACCGTGGTCAATAGCGCAAGGTCTGAAAGCGAAAAGGCCGGCATGACGCTGGATGCCTTCCTGCAGGTTTGGTGCTGCCGTGGGACGCATGGGCTGCAGGCTGACTGGCTGCGCCCAGAAGAGCGCAGCACGGCCAGCCGAGTTCAGGTGACGAGCTTTGCCCAGCAGGACAAGGCCGACAAGCGCGCGGAATGGGAAGCCATGACCGGCCGCCAGTGGCCCAGCGCAAACACGGCGCCCGAATTCATCGACGCCGAAGAAATCAACCCAAGGAGGATTGCAGCATGAGCTTGCCTATGAAGGCCATCGACCGCTTGTTTGAACGCATGGCGGCGGCATACGGGGCGCAATGGTTGAGGTTGTGGGAAGGCGTTCCGGTGCAGGACGTGAAAACCGCGTGGTGCCATGAATTGGCCGGGTTCA